AGATTAAGGAAGGAATTATTATGAAACAAAGTTACGAAGAAGCTTGCAGGGAAGCTGCATTAGAAATAGCCCAGGTTGTGATAAACAAACAACATGATTACGGGCATGACAACATACTAGCTTTTAGAGAAAAGGGATTAGTTGTTAGATTGTGGGATAAGGTGTCCAGGTTAAAAAACCTGATGTGGAAAAACGATTACGAGCCAAAGAACGAATCAGTAGTAGATACGTTTATAGATATCGCTGGATATGGTATAATTGCTTTAATGTTAGCTAAAGGGAGTTTCACTAATGAACTCCAAGAAAACAAGTCAATGGGGGATTAATATGTCTTTAATTTCAGTTAAAATTGGATTTACACAAAAAATGGCGGATTTTGAAAATCGCCGTATTGATGTCGAAATATCAGACATTGATACAGAGTTATCTTTAGAAGCTCAGTTAGCGGATGCGGATACTGCTATAGATGCTAGTTTGGTGGTATTAAAAACCAAGCTAAGTGAACTATACAATAAAGGCAATAGTGATGATATAGAGGAGGATGAATGAAGAAAACAGCATCCGAGGTTATAAAACAACTACTTAAAAAACATAAAAACCTACAATCAGGGGATAGTGTTGGGTTAGAGTATGACAGGATTCCATTTAATATCCCAGCTTTGGATAAATTAACTGGTGGCGGCATACCTAAGAAAAGATTCACTTTAATTTATGGGCCTACAAATGTTGGTAAATCATATTTAGCTTCACAGATTATTGTTAATGTTCAAAAGCAGGGTGGAGTAGCTGCATGGATTGATACAGAACTATCTTATGATCCTAAGTGGGTTAAAAAATGTGGTGTGGATACAAAAAACCTCCTATTTTTAGAACCAACTACTGGAGAGGAAGCTTTTAACACGATTAGGGAGTTAATGCTGGACGGTGTGGATATTATTGTATTGGATAGCATAGCTGGGTTAGTACCCACTACAGTATTAGATGAAGAGTTTAGTTATAACCCTATGGCTTGGCAAGCTAGATTTGTAAATAGTGCCTTACCTAAATTATTACCTAATCTTAAACACGGATCCGCTTTTGTAGCTATAAACCAGGTAAGGTCCTCTGTGGGTCCTACAGCTTTAGATAACATGCCCGGGGGATTAGCTCAGAGTTTCTTCGCCCACTTCTTAATACAAGTTCGGAGACATGGTTGGATAAAAGAAGGTAAGCAGAACGTGGGTTTTGATATGGATATTAGGTTACGCAAAACGAAAGCAGGCGGTGAAAACTGGAATTCGGCAACTATTCCCTTTAGAGTTGAGGGTGGTATAGACATTATGGAAAGTTATATTCGGGAAGCAATTAAACAACGCATGATTAAACAAGCTGGGCCTTGGTATACATATAATGATATTAAATTACAAGGTTTAAATGGGGTTAAAGAATTCTTTATTGAGAATAAGAAACTTTTTAAGGAATTGCAAAGTGGGCTTACTACCTAGAGATTTCACAAAGCAGGAGAATATAATTGCTGAGTGTTTATCTGATTTAGGGCTTAGATATACAGAACAATATGAGATTTATCCATATACCGCAGATTTCTATATACCAGAACTCCGAATGATTATTGAAGCTGACGGAACATATGGTCATTTTAAAAAGCGTGATTTAAAAAGAGATGCAAAGTTACAAGAATATAATGATGTGGAGTACATCTTACACATTAAAGAAACTAAGAGGAAAGCTATAAAGGAATTTTTATGCCAGGCATTATCAAATTTAACGATGCTAAAAGACCCAACAAGACCAGAACAATAGAAATACAACCTGAAGATGTGTGGTTAAACACAGTATTAGATAAGTATTTAACAGGTACAATGACCCCACCAAGAAATGGGGTTTTCCATCCATCCACATTAAGTAATAAGTGTGATAGAGCTGTATGGTTAATTTATCATGGGAAAATGCCTAAAGCCGTGTTAGATCCTAAATTAAATCGTGTATTCCAGAATGGTAGTTATTTAGAAAAACGGGTTGAGACTTGGTTTAAAGGGTTAGGTATTCTAATGGGTCAAGAGGTGAAGGTGAAACATGAAAACCCCCCAATGTCAGGAAGAATAGATTTCCTTATTAAACATAAAGAGTATGGACTAATACCGATAGAGTTAAAATCTATAAATAACGCTGGTTTTGGGAGTTTAAAAGGGCCTAGAGAAGATCATAAAACTCAACTTCAAATATATTTGAATGTGGGGCGATATGATATAGGAACTGTTTTTTACGAAAATAAAAATACTCAAGCTATTAAAACTTTTCTAGTTAAGAGGGATTTAAAACAATGGGATGCGATATTAACTAGATGTTTTAATATACAAAATATGAAAATACCACCAACCGAATGTACAGGATTAGTTTGGTGTGCGTGTAAAAAAGTTAAATAGGAGAATTTATTATGCAGGATTGGACAATAACAAAATCTTTAGAGAAGGCTAAACAAGAGGTAGACGCTCTTAATATACCTAGTTTTAGTATGGATTTACCCGAAAGAGATCATTTAGAATTCTCTAATTTAATGAATGTTGAAAATAGTCAATTAGAAACTTTTTTAACTATGTATGGGGGGTACAAAGCTTATCTAGAAACTGAATTAGCTGACCAGGACGCCTTAATGTGGGCGTTAGAAGCTTCTTTTGTGGAAGATTACAGTATAGCGCATTATAAAGTCGCTAAAGTGTATGAGGAGCTTTCCATACGAAAACCCACAAAAGAAGAGCTTAGAGGTGAGGTTTTAACTAAATTCCCAGCTATATTAGCTGCTAAACAAGAAATTATAGACGCTCAAGTTAAACTTAAGAAGATTTCCGGTTTATTAAATTCCCATACTACTGCATATAATACAGTTTCAAGAGTTGTTGCCTTAAGAACTTACAGGCCGAGTGTATGAATTATTTAGGTTTGGACTGTTCTTCGCTGGCTATTCATGGGGTTTTATTAGATTCTGAAGAACAAATAAGTTCGATGCATAAATGGGGGAGCAAGAAAAAAGTTTTTGAGGAAAGATTCCCTGAAATATCGTTAGGATTTTCCAAAGATTTGAGTAAAATAAAATTAACTGGTAAAGCTTCCATTGAAGCAGCGATTTTTATTCAAAATCCAAAGACGACTATCGCAATCGCTCATGTAGTTGGATTTGTTTGGGGTACTTTGTTACAAAAGGGCATTGATGCGATTAGGGTGGATAATAAACAATGGAAAAAAGGCGTTTTAGGTAAAGGAAATGCCTCAAAAGATGATATCAGACAATTTGCGGTAGATAAATGGGGAGATGTTTTCCCTGAGCAAGATTATGCGGATGCGGCATGTATAGCATTATGGAATAAAAGGAGATTAGACTAATGGTAGGCGGTTTAAAAAAGGTAAGACCAGAAATTCAGATTCATTTTAACAGTAAAGCAGTAAAGAAAAAAAAGAAGTATGCGGATAAATTCCCAAAGAAATTACCTACTTTAGAGGACGTGAAACAAGAACGTGGGGTAGTGGTTTGGTGTAAGTACATTGATTGTAAATATAACCAGGAAATAAAAGGGTTACAAAGAACTTCCGGAACGATATTAAAAAATAAATTGTATAGCCCTATAGCGGAACAGGAAGCTATATGGTCATCCATATGTACAAGAGATGAGATAGCTATTACTTATGATGAGGTATATATAGGAGCAGGGAAATTTAAAATTAAAGTGCCTACTTGCTTTACGTCATCTACGAAAAAAACAGGTCATTTTGATTTTACTAGTATCTTACAAGGTGATGGATCTCCTATTGGTGGTAACATCGACTCTCAACATGTTTCTGATGCTGGATATGGGGCATTAGACCCTAACAGCATGTATGAATAGGAGGAGTAAATGCCTAAAAAATTTCCTGAATCTGTAAAACTTGAGGCTATGAAATTATTTGTAGCTGGGGATAAAACTGCTAAAGAAATAGCAGAAATAATATCCAAAGAAAATAACACAGAAGTGAAGCCTGTGACTATTTATTCATGGGCGAAGCAATATAGTTGGGGTGAGCAGAAAGATGTTGCAAGATTTGATAATCAACAAGAAATAGCTGAATCAGAAGCGCAGAGATATCATAGAGTGCAACAGGAACAGCTTGAGAGGTATACAGAAGTATCTAATAAAGCGTTTAAAGAATTAGGTGGGTTACCTTTTGATAGGGCTTTTGATGCTATAAAGGCTATAGATATAGGCATTAAAGGGCAAAGGGATGTTTTATCTGGACTGATAAATTTACAATTCGTTCAGGACGTTTTAGGGATTCTAGTTGAAGAGATACCCGATCAGGATATTTTAAATAAGATAGCCGTTAAATTAAAAACTTTAGTACAAAATCAGGAGGAAGATAAATAGCCGTGGCATCTGATGTAATAACAGTAGAAAATGCTTTTAATCTACTTTCGGAAGGTTTAAAGAAGCAGGAGAAATTTAAAGTTGGTTCTTTTAAAGATTTCCTTCAAAATATATGGTGTTATAGTTTTGACCATCCAGAGTATTTCCAAGCCTGGCATGTGGGGGTGTTAGCCGACGATATAGAGGAATGTCTGGAAACCGGAATGAATTATGTTGCGGTATTACCGAGATTCCATTTTAAATCTACTGTATTAGGACATGCGTTTAGCGTTTGGAGATTATTAACCGCACAAAGGGATTGTTCTGTACTTTATCTTAGCTATTCTGACGGAATGGCAAAATATCATATATCAGAAATTAATAAAGCGATTTCCAGAAACCCTATTTTAAATGAGATACTAGTTAATAGAAGCCCCAAAGCAGATTTTTCAGCTAGATATTATTTAAACAATAAACCTGTGGAGATAATGCATGGGGGGCTATTCAGCTTTAAACGTGGAATGCATGTTAATGGAGCATTAATAGCGGATGACGTATTACGTGATCCAGAGAATCCTTTAAATATAGGGCAGATAACTAAAGTGGAAGACCATTTTATGACAGAATCAATGTTCATTCCCTTACGGGGGACTCCAACTATTGTGTTAGGAACTCCGATGATGCCTGGAGACATACTTTCTAAGCTCCAAGAAGACAGTCGTTTTAAATCAAGAGTGTTACCTGCTTTAGACCCTGTACCCGGTAGAAGGGTTTTAATGCCGGAATTATATTCCGAGGACTGGTTATTACAACAGCAAAAAGCAAGACCTAAATCATTCGCTTCGGAATTCATGTTGATACCTCATTTTTCAACTGAATCTTATTTTGACGAAGAGGATATACTTAAATGTCAGGATGAAATATTAAGGTCTGCCCCTGCCACTAAAGTTTTCAGCGACTTAGAAACTGGAGACCAAATATTTGGTGGGTTTGATGTGGGGAAGAAAAGACATCCATCTCATTTAGTTTTATTTAGAAAACGTGGGGAAAGAATAGAACAG